GGAGATTCGAAGCTGCTCGAAATGATGGTGCACTTTACCGTGCCCCCGCCTTTCCATACCGGGAATATTTTCACGCCGCCAACGCCTGCAAGCGAGGTAACCTTCTTCTTATAGTCGGCTGCATTGCCCCCGAATGGCTGTTCATTCACAGCCTCGAAGAACCGACGACGCAGCGATTCATCCGATTCCGCATCCGCGCCTGGCGCAATCACCTCCGCTAATTCGGCTCGGGCAAGACCATCCACGTAATCCACCGGCATCAAGGAGCCGTAGTATTCATTTCCTTTGGCGCCCTTCTCCTCACATTCGAGCACGAACACACCTGCCGATAAACGTTCGACGACTACATAATGAAGCTCGATCGTTGAAAAGCGAGACCGCAATGGCACATCGAATGGCTTGCCTGCCGCATCATAAAACAACCCCTTGCGTTTGGCTGTTGTAGCCGGCTTGCGCTTTACGCCATATTCAGCCGTGCGCCGCTCCAAATATTCGCCGCTTGATGTATCCGCATACGACAGCTCATTTTGAAAATGCAAGTCCGAATAAGCCTGTACCAATTCCAGAGCAATCGGGGCAAGCGCATCGTAAATCATACTGCCTTCCCGCTTGTCCACATCATTCGGGACGCGTTCCAGCATCCGCTCCATAATGTCCTCCAAACGAGGCACGTTCCAAGCACCTTGTTCCCATTCAGCCATCCAACTTCACCTCCTTCGTCATTGCTAACTGCCCTAGAACCGTCTCTACTGTAAAATGGACGTGCAAGGCGTCTCCCGTTTGCTCAAAGGCAAACCCACCTACGCGCAAAATGCGATCATCCTGAAGCAGCGCTTCGGATATCGTACGCTCCAATTCTGACTTCACGAAGCCCAAACTGTAACCAATCTGCGCGCGAAGCTCAGAACCATAATCTGGACTGTATATCAAATATTCAAATCGTTCGGTCAACAATATCTTAAGCACGGCTTGACGCATTGCTTCCAAGCCATCTGTCATTCCCAGAATGCGCCCTGCCTCCATATCCAGCCGATAGGTACGCGTAGGCTGCTCCGTATACTCAAGCTTTGTGGGAGCATCTTCAATCTCCGATTCGAACCTCGACTTCGGGATCATGCTCCCACCACCCTATCGAGGGCAACGTAGCTTTGTCCACCCTGCATACGGATTAACAACAGCTTATCTCCTACGTACAATCCCTCGCGAATCGTAATCTCTTCCCCACCGACACGCACTTTGCGCTCTGTCAGCTGTTCTGTAATGACGAGAGCGGACTCCGGCAAGGTGAAGCGCTGCTCTACCTGCACCTCCAAAGGTGATACGCTGATTACCACACCATATAGCAGAGCAACTGGGCTAGATGCCTCCACCGCTCCTACACCCGCTTTTTTAATAATGTCCAGCATCATCCTCATTGCTAAATCTCCCTCAACGTTAATGACATCGTATGCCCTGAACCGCTCCACTCCTGGGAGCACTCCTCAATGAGCCTGAACTGCTCTTTCTCCTGTCCAGGCACAATAAAAGGGATGTACATTCCGGCTCGAATGCGCACATCCCCTACAGCGTTCACTTTTAATGTTTTTTTCTCGTGGTTATGGAGCTTCAGCAAGTTATCCCCAAGCTGTTGGATTTGAGCCTGATTCATCTTATCATCTATCTTTTTGTACAGCTGCAGATGTCCCCATTTCGCCATATTGTTACTATCTTTTGATATAAAAGTTTCACGCACACCTTTTTCCGGATTGTCCCGATACATTTTGATGTAGTTATACGTTCCATCATCTATACTGACCTTATAGGACATGCTCGTCATCTGACTCTCTTCACCAATCGCGTAATCCGACGTCCATTTTGTCGCTTCCCGAAGCGTAAGTTTGCCGAAGTCGTCATATAGCACATAGATGATTTTGGTAGAGTTTAGGGTGAAATCAAGCGCACGGAACATGATATCCAAGAGCTTCTTGTTGTCCTCCATAAAAGTTGGGATCTTATACTTCGTATCTACTAACTCTCCAAGCTTGATATTGAATTTTTTGGCTATATACCGAATTACTTCAGTAGCGGTCACATTTTTGAGCATACACCAGTCGTTCACCATCAAATAACGCATCTGATCATAAGCGGTCAGCTTCACTGTATCGTTCTCGTCCGTTTCCATGCTGAACACATAGCCGTAAAACACAGGCACCCCATCTTCTTGCACGCGGATAATATCACCATTATTGATGGTAAAGCCGCGATCCTGAAATATGGCTCCCTTGCTAAAGGAAATCGATATGCTGGCAGGCTTGCCAACACGGGAGGTCGACCACGTCATGTTCGAGATCAGCTGCGACATGTCCCACGCGTTGCCATTGCGATTATCGACCAACACTTCCAGCCTATTCATTTCACACATTCACCTCCTACGTCGCTGTAGCTCATTTCTTTCGAGGAAGCCGCAGAACACGATTCGGTTCCAGTTCATGCAGAGCCTCAGCTGCTGAAATGCCGTTCAGTCTTTGAATGTCGATTGCCTTTCTAGTGTCGTTAAAAAACTTTTGGGCAAGTAAACTCAGCTTATCCCCTGGCTGCGTCATGTACTCGCTTGTACCCTTGCGCTCATCCGGACGCGGCTGCGACGGTTTTGGCACATTGGTTGCGCTTGTCAGCTTCCCGTCCAGCTTTACTTTTTTGGCCGCATAAAATTTATACAACTTCAAAGAAATGTCGTATTCCAAATCTCCGACACTGCCGGCAACTTCACGCCAAGTGAATTTATCAATGGCCATAGCGAGATTCATATGGTAGGTCGGCGTCGTAAGCACGAAGCGTATCGGACGCTTGGTCTCCATCCATTCACGTAGTTGAATGATATAATCACTAGGTGGCAGCAGCTTCTCAGGCGGAATATGCACATATGGCCCATAATGGAGCGGAAATAGGCTGCTGAATTGAATATCGGCCAGCTTCGGCGTATGGATGCTCACGACTTCCCCGATACCGACAATATCGAAGGACTGCAAGTTCCCCGCTTCACTGATTTCCAGTTGAGACGGATTTACAGGCAGCTCAATGACCTTCTCTTGATTGTTGAAGCTCAAATAGATATGGTATCCACTCATCCGTACACCCCTTCCGCCGTTGACACGAATTCTTCCTCCAGCTTCTTCTCGATGCGATTGATTAACGTGTCCATATCGAAGCCCTGATGAATATCACCGGTGTTTACCTGAACCGTCGGCGTCAAAGATACGAAGTTCTGGATGGCGTCCATTTCCGCCAAGTCGCGCATCATCTCTATGTTTTCATCCGTAATTTCAACTTTATTGTCGATGGCTCCGACTTTACCTACCTCGCCTACTTTCGGGATGTTCATTGGAGGCATTGTCCCTGAACCGGCACCGGGCACAGTTCCACCATTTCCACTCCACGGATCCGTTTTTCCTCCTGGCTTGAATTTGGATGTATCAGGCATGAAGTTCTTCGTAAAGTCTTTAGTTTTCTCATACGTTTCTTTTCCCTTGTCAAAAGCAGCCGTCATATCCTCTGGCTTGATTCGCAAATGATCTAAATTCACGACATCCTTATCGCTCTTCGGCTCCCTACCCTCCATGATCTTGTCGTAGCTCCATTTGTTGACCATCTCGAATTTCGAGCCTGTGAGACTATTGACTTTACCAATAAGCCAATTGATTCCATCCACTAATGAGTTGACTGTGCTTCCGACAAAATCGATGACACTCTTTGCAATGTCGTAAATGAGCTTCTCAATGGCATAGAAAGGATCAATAAAGAGATTGACGAAAAATTCAGCGAAAGAAACCATCAAATTCCAAATTGTAGCTACTGCGTTGCGAATAAATGTGAATAATGAAGAGAACAGCCCTATTACCGTGCCGACTATCGTTTCCGTCGATACCCCTAATTGATTGAGCGCAGTTAATATAAGGACAATAACGCCAACAATTGCAAATAATGGCCACGCCGCGATAATCCATTGAATAAGCCAAGCTGCCGCTGTGATAGCCGCAATTACGCCGAGAACAATCAATGCGTTTTGTACGAGATCCCAATTTTCGACGAGGAAATTCGCTACGCCAGACGCTGCTTCAGCCAGCAACATCATCCCTGTTTGGATACTTGCAAAAAAAGGATCAAACTTCCCCTCTACAAAGGCTTGATTCAGTAAATCCAGAACCGGAGCAAAAATTTGCAGTGCAGATTCTCCTGCAGCTGCCAGCATTCCATTGAAGCGATTGACTGCCGCTTCCCATTTCTGAATCGGACTGTCCATGAGCATTCCCAATGATGCTTGGCTCATGTTCGCCTTGGTCATTAGAGAATCAAAAGCTTGCATAAACCCACTTAAATCCCCAGTTTTCGAGAACGACTCCAGTTTTTCTTGCTCAGGAGCACTTACTGGCATGTTTAACTGTTTAAGCAAGCCTGCGCTATCGCCAAAATAGGCATCCTTCATGAGTCCAGCAGTTTCTGCCGGATTTCCTCCATTTTCTTGAAAGGCGGATAAGCGCTGCACCATTTCATTCATTTTCAGGATATCACCCGTATTTTTAGAAATGGAGGATAGCTCAAGGCCAGACTGCAGTGATTTGGAGACATCCGTTCCATTTCGAAGCGCTTGTCCTCGCAATGCCCCGAATACTTCGGCGCTTTTCTGAGCTCCCCCGTACTTAACGCCATACTTGGCTCGCATGTCTTCCGATTCCGCAGCTCCCTTTATCGCCGTCATTCCAATTGACTTTCCGACTTCGAACAATTTTGAACTGAGAGTGCCATAACTTGTTTTTATCTTCTCGCCAATCCCTTTAACGGTTTCGACTAATCTGTTCCGTAAAGAATCGAATACTTTCGACAGGAGCGGAATCCCTTTCCAGTTGAACTGAAATGGAAACTTAAGCGTCGAAGCTTCAGCTTTCATGGTACGCAAATAGATGCCCGTTATGAATCGGTTCATAGCATCTGTTGATTTGCGCCATGCATTGCTGGCAAGCCCTACCGTCTCAGTCGTCTTCCGCCACATGCTGCCGGCCAAGTTCATAGCATCTTCCATGTCTTTCTGGACTTTCGACTTGACTTGTTCAAATACCCTCACGAGTGGCTCCATCGTTAACTGAGGCATTTGAAACTGCAACTGCCTCTGCAATGCCATCGTAGTCATACTTCTCTTCCCTCCTCCTGTCCGCAAGATGAAGAGAGCGATTCCCCATCTGCACCTAAACTGCCCCAGCGGAGCTGCCATTGCCATGCCGACTGTGAAATCGCTGCTCTAATGTTCGCGGTTGTTTCAAAGCCTATCCTACCGCTTCTTGCGCATGCTGCGCTGGGCCTTGCGCTCCTCCTCTACACGGATGTCGATCATCGCGTAGACGGCGGCGCGCTCGCGAACCGGGAGCGCAAGCAGCTCATGCGGCAGAATGCGAAGCTTGTGGAGGGCGTAATAGGCATAGTTCGCTTCGCCATCGCCCTCGTGAATTAGTTTTTTACGTCATTGACAAGCTCGTTCATGTCCTGATTGAAGCCGTTCAGCGTCTGAACCTGCTGCAGCAGCCCCGTATATTCGCCAGGCAGAAGCATCTTGCGCAGGAGCGCCTCCGCGCCCATGACACCGTAAGACTGCTGAAGCTCTGCATTTTTCAAGTCTGGATACACAACGCTTGCCACAATCAGCTTCGCAGTATATTCATTGAAGTCGATTTCCGGCGTAACAACTCCGCCCTTGCCCTTCACCTGCTTCGTTGCCGATTTGCGGCACTGCTCATTCTCCACTTCACTCATACTGCGCAGCGTCCATGCAACCGCCTCCCCCTTGTCATCCTTGAAGCGCGGGGACACAATGAATGGCATCTCCGTATTTGGTTCCGCATTTTGGGCAAAGAAATAGCTTAATGTAGTCATTTTCAATCGCTCTCCTCATCTTGAATGGTAGTTATAGTAGTTATGTTATTTTAAATTACACTATAGGCGCATTAAAGTTGCTTAAAATATCAACATCGTCAAACGTAAACTCCAATTCTTCCTCCAAAACGTCGCTCTCTGTATCCAGCTTCGCCATAACGACACTGTTCAGGTTCACGTTCTTCAACATGATCGTCTGCGTGCCCACCGAAGAAGTAGGATCTGAGTTTGTTACATTAATCGTAAAGTTCGTATCCTTGCCGGTCTTAATATAATCAAGCATCATCTTACGGAATAATGGCGTCATATAGTAAATCGTCATGCTGCCTGTTCCCGACCAACCGGAGGTTTTGTGCTGTGTGGCACGGCTGCCAAGTGTTTTAATTTCTGCTTTTTGTTTTTCTATTTTCGCTTCCAGCGTTTTAATATAGAACATCTCTTCATTTTGACCATTAATTTGTGCAAAAGCTGTGCCTTCACGTCCCGAAATCGTATCCTTCGCTTGTAAGAAACCCATCTTACTTCACCTTCACTTTCATGTAAATTTTCTCTACTGCATCGACCGGCTGCACATTCAATTGAATGAGGATACTGTCCGAAGCCTCACCCTTCGCAACAAGCACATCCGTCTGGGCATCGAACGGCTGAATTGCATTCAAGCGCTCAAGCTGATCCAAATACGCGATACACTCTGCACGGAACAATTGACGTCCCTCTTCATTGTTGTTCGTTTTGCCGACATACGTCGTTTCGAAAATACGCTTCATATCGTTGGCGATGCCGTCCAGCACGCGAATAACGCGGTTTTTGGAGAACGGCTGCCCCTTGTCCGGCGTATAGGCCGTCAATGTATTGATATCCTGCTCCACCACGGCATGGCCAAGATGATGCACGAATACGAATTCACCCTTGCGCAGAGCTTCTTCAACCTGCGTATTCGTCATACGAACATCAGCATCGACCGCATCTTCATAAGCGGAGTACGTCAATGACTCATTCATCGCTGCCGATGCTGTTGCCGCAGCTACCCATACTGTTGCTTGAGCAGCATTCAACACTGTGCCGTCTGCCAGCTTCACGCCATTTTTGACGCTAATGATGCCTTCGTTATTCGCAGTTGGATATTGAGCCATAACAGCCTGAATCTTCTTGCCTTCTTCTTCACGCATACGCTTCACGAACATCGCATAAACGGAGCATAGCGCTGCATCAGTGGAAGGAAGCGCAACCGTATGGAAATCATGAACGGCAATTGCTTCGTGGAAAGATACATGATCCGCATTCACCACATTGCCGTCATCTCCACCAGTAAGCGGCAGACCAGCATTTGCTTCAATCGCCCCTGTACCTTCAAATTCAACCCACGCATTTGCAATCAGCTGTTCAGCCAGATTCACCGTCTGGTTGTCCACGGTACGTCCGCCAACCTTCGTAATTACATCTACCTTGGTATTGTCATTCACATTGGTCTGTACGACGAGCTGAATATCATTTCCGCGAACACCGCCAAAACGTGCTTTCACCTTCAATTGTTTGTGAGTTGCAGCCGCCTTCGCACCTTCATTCAATCGATACAACAGCACCTTCTTCGCGCGCTTGAACGCCTCGCGCACCAACAGCAGTGCCTCATCCGTCAACTCGTAGCCTAGCTGCTCGAATACCGGCTCCCCTGCGTTCAATTCCAGCACCTTTTTCGCTGGCCCCCAGCTCAGCTTCAGCGGCAGTGCCACAATCCCACGCTCGCCAACCGCTCCCGATGGAGCAGCCTCTCCTTGAAAGCGTACATATACGCCTGGTCTTACCTTGTTCTGCGTCGTCCATGTTCCTCCAGCCATTACTTTACCTCCTGAATTTGAAATTGGTGTAGCAGCGCATCGATCTGCGCCTTCGTGTACTGCTCGTTGCTGCTCAGAAGCGCATGCAGCATGTCTCGCTCGCCTGCACTCCAGCATGTTGCTTTCAGCCACTGCTCCTTCGCAAACGCGAATTCGCCCGCAACCTCGGCATGTTCCACATTACGCTTGTCCTGCTTGTTTGCATTAGACATCTCGAATGCGTCCCTCCTGCTTCATGGCATTCATCTTGCTCGATTCCTCTCGGAAACGTGTCAGCATGTACTCATACTGCACTTGGAACCGCAGCTTGCGTTCCACGATCTCATGCTTCCAGCCTGTCCCCCTGCATAAACTGCCGCCTGCTTCAATCAGTTCCAACGCATCATACAGCGCATCCGCAACATCATGAACGGAAGCAGCCTGCGCATCGGGATAATACTCGACCTCGATGGCTGTTCTCGCTTGATAGCGGCCTTCGCCTGCACGAGTCCGTTCCCCTCGAACGAGCTTCACGACCAAGCAGGGCGCTAACTCATTCGTTCGTTCTTCTGACTCCAACACCGGGATGTCTGGGTAACGTTCCCGCACCCGACTCATCACCCCCTGCCGAATCTCGCTGCTTCGCAAGCCTTCACCTCCTGTCCTGCGGTACAAAAAAACCGTTATACAGCTTCGCCGCAAACGGTTCTCCCTTCCTCCCTGCAAGGTTGTCCTGCCCCCATGCCCACAACCTCACACTATCATCTTAGCACCTTGTCCCGTCCACCAGTGTGCCACCATCCGGCCAGCGGGAGGTCACTGCGATCTCATCATGCAATACATCCTAGTCCTTATCCTTGCAAGACACGACATTCTATTTCTGAGTTGCTCAGTTATTCTTGATTAACATGCAGAGCAAAGAATTATGAAACTCGTCTTACATCAATCCTCGAATACTTCGATTCCAAGCATAAATGCCAGCTCGGTAATTGCCCGTGCTTTAATTCTGCGAAATGTACGCTCACTTACATTCAAGTCAAAGCAAAGCAGATAATCTGGCTTCTGTACATGTGGATTGAGATAACAGTTCTCTATTA